ATCCATACACCTTTACTATTAGTTTCTCCAAAGTCTGCTGCTTCTGCTTGTGTACCATCTATTATATAAAATTCAGCTATATAGCCATCCATATAATTAGAACCTTCTCGACCTATTTGATGTAGTGAGGTACTATTTATATCAAATGCAAAATCTGAAGCTGGTGCTGAATCCGTTGCTAATGATGCTATTGAACCATTCACATATAATTTTAGTCTATCACTTGCTGTTCCTTGAGTTGTATCAGCAGCTATAACTATATGATTCCAAGCTGTTGGATCTCTAAAAACTCCATTGGTCGTTTTAAATGTACTACCATCACTTATATATAATTTATTATCAGTATCTGATATTTTAATTTCAGTACCACCTACTGAAAATAATGCTATTCCTCCACTAGTAGTACTTGCAAATTTACATAGTTTAAACCAAAAGCTCATAGTCCAAGTTGTTCTATTAGTATTAGTACTAGGACTTCTTGATAGATACGAGCTAGAAGAAAAATCAAACATACAAGAATTATCAATAGAATATGTAGTAGCTGCTCCAGCTTGAGCTGCTGCTGCTGCCATCATATAGTTGGTAAAGATACTCATTTTATTCTACTAACTCAGGCCAATCATATAATATACCTGTTACGTTACCTTCCTGATCTGTTACTAAAAACAAGGCTTCTATTGCTTCTGTATCTACTGCATTATTAATAGCAGTCTCCATCTCTGTAGCTTTAGTACGAATAGCATCTCTCCAAGTTTGAATGTTACTTGGAATATCAGTTCCCTTATCAGCTTTACGAATAATAGCCCAATCAGTTTGAGATAAAAGATTACCTTGTTGCTCCTTTACTCGTTCAATTAAAATAGATTTAACTCCACGAGTAACTATCTGATTGCCCTTATCATCTTTTAATAAATTACCATCTTGATCTGTGGCATTTTCATCATCAAGTTTCTTGGCTGTCTTTGTTACTGTACCATCTGCATCTTGTGTATACCACCATGTTACTGTATTAGGAATAGGATCAGGAATTATTTCTTCCAAACCAGCCGACTTCTTATCATCTTCTGACCATATATGCCAGTTCCTTGGATGCTTTATACCATCAGCATTTATCCAAGAAGAACCTTCTTTTATAATATTGCCTGTTTCAATTTCTCTCCACATACTCTACTCCTATCTTGCTGTAGCTGGTGCAACTTCTTCACCACCAAAAGGGTTTTGGGCAAAGGCCATATATATTATGGCATACCCATCAGCATTAATTCTACCTTCAGTACCACGAATTTTTATGCCATTGCTCAGAAAGTCTACCTTGAAATTAGTGCTAGTGGTAAAGGCATTTTCTTGGTTCATATAAGCATAATTAATACGGGGATTATGGGAATCTGTTTTAGCATTAAACATTATCCAATCCTCTCCACCTTTATCAGCTTTTATTATGACCATAGCAGGTGAAAAACCACAATACAGGTACGGCCCATTAGCATCTGCTCGACCTGTATATGTACCAAATTTTGAGAATCCTTCTATTTCCCTAAAAGCATAGTATTGAAATGTTTCAGTATTTTCATTTATGCCTCGTTCTGATCCAATAGTAAAAGTAGTTGAACTACCTGCTGTGATACAATTAGTTGAAGCTGCAAAAGCATCGTCTACTTTATCCCAAACAATTCTTTCAGCAAACTGAGTGACTTTAGCTTGCCAGTTAACACCTATCTTATGATCTCCATAACTCTGAGAAAAAACCACTACAAAGTCAGGTGTGGCTCCAAGTCCATGCCCTACTGTAGCTACACTTCCTGTTCCTGTGTAAGTACCAACAGACATTCCAGCCGTTTGATTTGCAAAAGTTGTTGCTGTATTAATACTTCCGTCCGTATTAGAGGAACCAGAATTTCCAGCCGACCAAGCAGCAGTAAAAAATGTATATGAGCTACTGTTAATAGCACCAAAAGTTCCAATGGAATAACCATCTGTATTAAAAGCAGTCAAACTATTACTGTCAGTAGCTAGGTTATCTCTATTATTCAACATAGTATATTTCTGAACACCAGTAGCTGCATTAAATGCAATCCAACCTGTAGTAGTATTCTTTGCTTTAATCCATACCATATCTGGCTGCATATCTGAATTACCAGCAAAGGTACGAGACTGTGTACCACCATTTCCAGCATAGTCATCCATCTGGAAATTTGTAGAACCATCCTTTATTGCTGGCTCTGGTAGGTTTTCTGTGCATAAAGCCTTAAATCCTGTAGGAGCACTATAGCTCCATTCTGCTTCTGCAAAACGTGCCTCGTAAACATCACTTGACTCATTGCTTGCTGTTGGACCCCATCCACCTCCATTTTGAACTGTAGAAGTTAATGTAGTACCAAAAGCACCTGTACCAGTAGCACCTGAAGTTGGATCACCTGAATTTTGCCATGTGTTGTTCTTTCCAAACCAAACCTTTCCATTATCGGCATCCCATGCACATTGCCAGATATCATTTAATGCAAAGGAGTTACCGAAACTTGCAACTGAATCTCCAAAATAGGTTTGTCCATCTGAAAGACGATAGCCAAGTGACGTTCCTGTTTTTTCATGTCGTGAATCCCCCGGCTCAAACTGGGATATAACGTCAGCTTGTCCAATACCGACCAAGCCAACAGGACTACTGCCTCCTAAGGAGGCAACTTTAACTTCCCAATACCATTTCCCGGTACGAGGAAACATAGTACCAACTGTACTACGTTGATCTCCACCAGAATGTGAAAAATTCCTAGCCCCTTCGGATAAAGTAATATTGCTGTCATTAGGAAAGGCTGGATTCCAAGTACAATGATTATTTGAAGGAGTATCTGTAGATTGATTTGCTGCTGCTATATTACTCTCTGCCCAATCATTTCCCTGACCACTATTGTCATCTCCCAAATCTGCACCATCGGCAAAGTCTAAATAGAAACCTGTAGTTCCATATGAGCCTGAATATTTTTTAGGAACCCATACACCTTCGTCATTTGTTTCAGCAAAGGCCGTTGGACCTACTGCTGTTCCATCAATCCAGTGTAGCTCTGCAATATATCCATTAAAAAAGTTTCCTCTGCTGCCACCACTTACTGTAGCTGAACCTATTTCGTGATTAACTGCACTATTAAATAGTAAATCTTGATTTTGATCTGGATAAGCTGCTGTTGAAAGATCCTGAATTTGTGAACCATTTACCCACATTTTTATTCTAACGGAAGATGCTGCTTCTGTTGTATCTACTACAAGTACAATATGATACCATGCTGTTGGATCACGAAATGTCTTTGTACTTGTTAGCTGCCCTGCCCATGCTGATCCTGTATAATAAATATATGCAGATAAAGTATCATCAGAACCAAAAAACATACCTACTGTATGTCCTGTTCCTGTTGCTCCCACACCAACAGCAATTGCTCCACTTGTGCTGATTGCTGATCTTTTTACCCACATACTTTGTGAAAATGTTCTTTGATTACCAGCAGAACCGGGAGTACGAGACATAGCATCATCTGTACCATTCCAAATACAAGACTTATCTATTGAAAAAGTACTAGGACCACCACTCCCAAACATCTGTGTTCCAAATACTGGCATTAGCTGAAAGCCTGTTGTACTGCACCAAGTTGAATACTTCCTGATGCTTTAACAAAGTATGGTATGATATCCACGGCATTAGCACCAGTACTTAAAGTTATACCTGCACCACCAGCCGTTTCATAATCCGTTCCTAAACTTAAAGTTCTTGAACCTGTTCCATCCTGAATACAAACTATAATTCCAGATTGTCCTACCTGCTCTGTAGTTGGATTAGCAAAGGTAACATTACCTGTAAATGTAAGAACAAAGTTTTGATTAGTTTCAAAGTCCAGTGTTACACTTCCTGTATTACTTGTATCTGTATCTGTCTTAGCTAGAACAGTTTTTCCAAAGTTAGCTATACCACCTACACTTATTGCACCAGCTATACTAACAGCACCACCTATAGTTGTAGTTCCACCTACAGTTAAGTTACCTACTAGTATTGAATTACCACTTACACATACATCATCGTCAAACTCTGCTTTACCTGCAACAGTCATTGTACTTAGAAGATTAGTAGCTCCACCTACACTAAGTGCTCCTGCTATACTAGTAGCACCACCTATAGTTGTTGTACCACCAACTGTTAGATTACCAACAAGTATTGTGTTACCTGAGACACAGACTGCATCATCAAATTCTGCTTTACCTGCTACAGTTAATGTACTTAGAAGATTGGTAGCTCCACCTACACTCAAAGCTCCTGCTATACTAGCAGCACCTCCTATAGTCGTAGTACCACCTACAGCTAAGTTACCTACAAGTACTGTATTACCTGAGACACATACATCGTCATCAAACTCTGCTTTACCAACAACAGTTGCTGTACCACCTACTCCTAAGTTACCTGTTAGAGTTGTGTTACCAGTTATGGTTACTGTACCACCTACAGTTAAATTACCTACTAATATTGAATTACCTGATACACAAACGTCATCATCAAACTCTGCTTTGGATGCAAAAGTAGCAACACCACCCACACCTAATGTACCAGTAAGAGTTGTGTTACCAGCTATAGTTACAGTACTAGCAAACGTAGCAGCTCCACCTACACCTAATGTACCTGTTAGTGTTGTATTGCCAGCTATAGTAACTGTTGATGCAAAGTGTGCAGCACCTCCCACACTAAGAGCACCTCCTATACTAGCTGCTCCACCAATAGTGGCTGTACCTCCAACTGTTAAGTTACCTACTAGAACTGTATTTCCACTTACACATACAGCATCATCGAACTCAGCCTTACCTGCAACAGTTAGTGTACTAAGAAGATTAGTAGCACCACCTACACTAAGTGCTCCTGCTACACTGGCAGCTCCACCTATAGTAGTAGTACCACCAACTGCCAGATTTCCTACAAGTACTGTATTACCTGAGACACAAACGTCATCGTCAAACTCTGCTTTACCTACGGCTGTAAATGTTCCACCTACTCCAAGATTGGCTGTTAAAGTTGTATTACCAACTATAGTTGCCGTACCACCTACAAATAAGTTACCACCTATGGTAGCATTATTAACTGATATATTACCTTCAACGGAAGCAGTAATACCTGTAAGATTAGAACCATCACCATAGTATGCACTTGCACATACCTTTGCATTTGCAGCTTGTACATTAGTACCAGCTATGGTTACTGTAGAAGCAAAGTTAGCAGCACCTCCTACACTTAAAGCACCTCCAATACTGGCAGCACCTCCAATAGTAGCTGTACCACCTACGGCTAAGTTACCTACTAATACTGAGTTACCACTTACACATACGTCATCGTCAAACTCAACCTTGGCAGCAAAGGTAGCTATACCTGTTTGTGTTAGTGTACCTCCAAGAGATGTATTACCTGCTACATCTAATGTACTTCCAAGACTTGTAGCACCTGATACACGTATTGTACTAAGGAAACCTGAAGCTCCAGATACAGTAGCTGTACTTAGGAAGTTAACTGCACCACCTACACTAAGAGTACCACCAATCGTAGCATTACCTGTTATACGTAAAGCTGAAACAGATGTATTACCAGAAGCTGGAACATTCGTTAAATTAGATCCATCACCGTAGAAAGCAGAAGCACAGACCTTTGCATTGGCTGCTTGTACACCAGTACCTGCTATGGTAACAGTTCCTGTTATATTAAGATTACCACCTATGGATGTATTACCTACTACAGATAAAGCTCCACCCACACCAAGTGAGTCTGCCAAAGTTACAGCACCACCTATGGTAGCCGTACCTCCAACAGTCAAGTTGCCTACTAGTACTGAGTTACCTGATACACATACATCATCGTCAAACTCTGCCTTACCTACTACAGTTAATGTACTGAGTAAGTTCGTAGCTCCTCCAACACTAAGAGCACCTGCTATACTGGCAGCTCCACCTATCGTTGCTGTACCTGCCACGGCAAGATTTGTACCTATATTGGCATCACCACTAACCGATACATCTTTCTTAAATGTACCATCACCTGATACAGTAACTGTAGATTCAAAGGTAGCTGCACCTGTTCCTTTAAATGTACCACTGACGGATACATTACCAGCTACATCCAGTGTACTTCCAAGACTAACAGCTCCTGTTATGGTGGTAGTTCCACCTACGGCCAAGTTACCTACGAGTACAGTATTACCACTTACACATACATCGTCATCAAATTCTACCTTACTTACGAATTGGGATGTACCACTTACATATGCATTACCTACTACCGATATATTTCCTACACAGACATTTCCACCTATACTGGAATTAACACCTGTAATATTGGAACCATCACCATAAAATGCAGAGGCACATACTTTTGCATTAGGTGCTGCTACATTGGCACCATCAATAGATACTGTACCACCTATCTGTACGTTACCAGATACAGAAGCATTACCATCTACTCCAAATGTACCTGTTGCCTTGGCTGCTCCTGTTGCAACTTGGAAAGCTATATTAGTACCATCACCTGTTTGTATCTGTGTAAGATCAGCAGAGACACCAGCATTGGCACTTACAGCCAACTTTACGAGTTGTTTATATGTATCTGATATTTGTCTTCCTGTTAATGTGCTCATATCGTTTGCCACCATCTATTTTCTGAATCCCAATTACTGGTACAGTTTTGCCAATCTATAGCTCTGCCACCATCATCAGGACGAGGGTTACGTATTGCCGGGTTATCTCTAACATCAGGTACTTTATTCTGTGGATGGTTTTTCAGGTCATACTTACCTTCATAATCCTGTGGGCATACCAGCATCCCATAACTATTCATTTTCATAACTCTATGTGGATAAACAAATCCACATGTATCACACATTGCTAGAGCATTCTTATTACTAGCCATTTTATACCGTATTTATATGAGGTCTAATATACATACTAGCCCTTTGTTTATCTTCTTCTAATGCTCTATTTAATAATTCTTCATAGTTTCCTTTTAGCATTGCTATTCTATCAGGAGGTGTACCAGCAGTCTTCATAGCAAGATAGTAGGAAAGTCCACATGTAAGGGGTGGGAGAAATCTTTTGGGAAGATCTGCATTCTGTTCAGCAGACTTATTGACATCTTCCAGTTCCCGTATTCCTTCTATATTTAAAATATCTGTACTATTCTCAGGTATGGGCCATACTAGAACAGTTGGGTTATCTCTATCTCTTTTTACTGTAAACTGACTTGGCCTACCTGTCTGCTTCTTATTGGGAATAATTTGATATTCCTCAAAACTAATTCTTTGTAGTTGTATATCTGTGTCATCTCTACGTAATACTACTTCCAATGCATCCAAGGTATCACTTGCCAGTGCATAGGAAGTGGTACTGGTAGCTACTGTTACCAATGTAGTATAGGTAGTCCATAACAGAATACCTCTATTCTGCCAATCCTTTAACATTAAATTAATAGACCTACGTGCAGAGGCTGGAGTATGACCAAGAGTTTGCTCTCCCCCGATCATCTCCGTAGCTTCTTGGATCACCTCATCTATATCTAAGTTAAAGTTAAATGTTCCTGACGTTGCCATGCTAAACTATTTCTTTTTACCATGAGTATGATGCGTTTCACTTAGAAAGAAACCTACTACACCTGATGCACCACAAGCAAGCATAACTATATTCTGCCATAATTCAACTGGTACGGAAATACCAACCATAGCTAGAACACCTGCCAATGCAGCATAGGAAGAAGGCTCTTTAAATCTATTTATAATATGAGTCATCTTGTTCTCCTTTTTGGTTTTTTTGTCAACTTACTCCCTGCACTCTTCTGTATACCTGCACCATGCTTTCTAGTCCAGTTCTTGGCTATATTAGGATGGTTAGCATACATATAAGATCTTTGAGCTTTTGACTTAAACGGCATTACTTCTTATATCCTTTACCATAACCACGTAGAGCAGCACCAACACCGATAGGTCCACCTGCTTTACGTCTTACTGTTCCACCACGTTTTCTAATCTCAAATCCACCCATAGCTCGTAGTTCTTCTTCAGATGGTAAATAGTCGGCATGTTTACCTATACCCATTGCCTCTGCTGTTGCTGCTTGTGGAGGTGCAAACCTACCTGTAGATACAACTATTACTCGTGGACTACCATCAGGATTTCTACCTCTTTGGACAAGTTTAACTGTTCCATTCTTAATTAATCTACGTAGCTGTGCTCTTGAATAATTTTTAGGATCAGGATCTACTTGCATCTTGGATGGTAAAGCAGTATTTACTCCTTCACCTAGATTACCTCTTTGAGCAGCCGATCCTCTAACTAAAGGTAATCTGGTAGGTTGTCCAGCAGCTTCAGGACGTTGAGCTACCATACGTTGAATAAGTTTACTTCCTCTACCAGTACGCTTTGCTGCTTCTTGTTCTAGTCTACCTGCTAAAGCAGCTTCTTGTTTTCCTATATCTCGTGCTCTAGCTTGAGGAGAAGCTGCACCTGATGTCATTGGTGGAAGTGTTCCAGTTGATCTTCTTCCACGAACTTTACCTGCTACTTTCTTTTCAGGATCTATAGGCTTTTTACGTCTTTTTTCTGCACCACTTGCTAAAGATTTTCGTAGTTGCGTAACAGTTATTCCTATTTGTCTAGCTACTTTTGTTTCAGTTGCAGTAGGTGGACCTTTCTTAGCTACAATAGGTTTATCTGTCTTTGGTTTACGACCACGAGGTTTACGCTTACGACCACGAGTTTCTTTCTTAACTATAGTAGTTTCATCTGTCTTTGGTTTAGAACTACCAGCTTTACGTTTACGAGTTTTTGTCTTAGCTTTAGTTTTAACTTTAAGAGCCATCTTACCCTCCTACTTTTCCACCTTTGTAGAGAGAAGCTACAAAAGAATTACCATCTGTATTCATCTTACCGCCAGACTTACGTTTAACAGTTCCACCTCTTTTATAATCTTCTCCGGGTGAACCATATTTTCCTTTTAATTTAGCACCACGAGATCCTTTTCTTGGTACAGGAACCATATCTGCTGTATCTGGTCTATTTGGTCCTAGTAAGCCCCAATCCTTATTATCAACTTTTTGTCCTTGTCTTTCTGCTATAAATTTTCTACCAATCTTCTTTCGTTTTTCTAAAGCCTTATCTAACCTAGCAATAATTTTTGGATCTTTCAATTTTCTTTTCATTGCTGTTATTTCTCTGCCATCATATACAGAAGCTATTTCATTAGCACTCATACCTTTAAGTTGAGATCTAACTCTTGATACTGAAGGAAGAACTCTACTTTCTACTTGCTTAATCTTCTTACTACGATCAGCACGTTTAGCTCCTGCTCTAGCTTCTGATTGTACTCGTGCTGTATCTTTTTTTACAGCTTTTTTCTTTGAAGCCTTTGGTTTAAGTGCTCGTTGAACACGAGCCTTTTGAACTGCTCTTATACCTTTAGATAGAATACCCATCTTACCCTCCTACTTTTCCACCTTTGTAGAGAG